CCCATAGCAAGCCTGGCTCTAGCAAGATCACCTGCCTCGTTCATAAGACCAGTTGCAGCATTAAGGTCTTTAAACACGTTGCCTACTACTGAATTTCTGGTACCCATCTTTACTATGTTAGTAGGAGTCTTAAAGAACGGAGCAAGATACCTAACGCCTGGAGTAGACCTTATCCAGGTATGCATAGCTTTACCGGCAGTTCCTAACTCAGCAGTAAAAGTGTAGTAACTAGACATATCAATTGAATTGGCTTTCATTACGTCAGTAGGGTTGTTCTTAAAAGCATTAAACACAGCGGCCTTATCTGCAGCTGTGCCATTTACTACATTAGCTTTTCTGGTTGCTTGTGAAGCAGTATGCATTCTGTACTGTATAAGCTTAAACGCCTTATCTTCAGCTACTAGTGCACTTCCTGGAAATCTTATTACCTTTCCTGCGTAGTCTACAAACTGTCCTAGAACGCCTGACACACCTAGTTCCTCAGATGTTATAGCAGGTCTCATTTGAAGCTTAGCCATTTCATGCATTTCAAGCATTTCTTGTGGCAGCCTTAGACCGTTCCAGTCAGCTGACTTAGACGCCAGCCTGAACACATCACCTATACCTTCCGATATACCTTGTAGCATTGCTGCTGATTCGGAGAAGTCATTCTTGGCTCCAAGAAAGTTACCTCTAGCTGCGGCAGACATACCTTTAAGTACTGTCTCTGTAGGAGCCCATGCCAGCATAGCACCGTTAGACGCTATGTTAACCATATGAGTTATCGGACCACTTAGTATTGAGTTAGTAAATACCTCAAACAAGGCGTCAGTAGTTTTAGCAAACATTGTCTTATGTATAATCTTGTTAAGCTGCGAAGCGTCAGATGTACCTGCCAAAAACTGTTTAATAACACGTCTTGTATGTGGGTTACCGTCTATGTTCTCAATAAGTTTACGTACATCTTTAACTCTAGCCCTACCTGCAGAAGCAGTTATAGCATGCGACTGTAATAGTCTACCAGCATGAGCACCTACGCCAGTAACTTTTTCTTGTATAGCTCTATGAACTATCATTGATCGCTCAAACGCCAATTCAGCTATACCAGACGAGTCGTCTAAAGTACGTTGAGCAAGAGTCTTTAAGTTATAAGCAGAAGACACCAGGGCCTGTCTAAGAGCATACGCTTCTTCAGGTAAAAAAGATTTAGCCTTAGTACCTAATAGATCCACTAGCTGCTTATTCTGGGCTTTAGCCATTGTAGCGCTGTTGGACTGGTAACCTTTAACCTTAAGAAAGTCTGCCTTATACACCTCTATAACGTTATTTAGTATACGATCCATGTCTTCAGTGGTACGCATCTTACTAACGTTAAGAGTAACAGGCTTTGCAGCGTCGTTAGTCAACATAGTAGACCTTAGAATAGCGTCCATGTCATCGACTCCTTCTCCAAAATGGAAGTCAGGAGCGTCTGTGTTGCCCATTAAGTCATCCACTTTAGCCAAATATGCTTCAACGTCTACGTCATCTGCAGCTGTTGTTAGTCGTTGTAACAGTGGATCAGAGTCCAATTTAATGTTAAGCTCTACTAGTGAAGCAGCGTCTCCTGCATCAGCTTTTCTTGCCAACGAGCCTATGTCAGTGATAAGGGAAGTGTCAGGAGCTTTACCTACAGTAAACAACTCATGCAAGCCGTTCTCTATAATACCAGCTGTAGTCTCTCCGCCTGTAGCTGCTCGACTGCTAGCTGCTGTTCTTAAACCTGTCTGTATGGCCTTAAACATAGGTAAGCCTAAAGATATGGTAGGATCAGCTATCATTTCAAGAGTAGTTCCTACAGCTACTTGTACGTCTGGAGAAGCGTTTGGAAGTAAGTTTTTAGATATGTCGCTGCCATACGATTTGGACTCACCATACGTAGGGAACAGCTGGTCCATTAAAGCTTTACCTGATACTTGAAAAGCTTCACCAACTGTGTCTAGTACACCTTCAGATTCGTACTCATGGGCTATAGGAGCAAGGGCAGCACTGCCTAGCGAGGCAAGTGGCGCAGCTAGAAATTGAGCAGCACTTCCTATCTTACCCCATACACCAGGGCCTTCTGCAGCAGCAGGTCCAGGGCCGTCTGGGTCGCCTGGGTTTATGACAGCGGAGTTAAATGTGCCTATAGCAGCAGTGTCTTGAGCAGTAGCTTGTGCATCCAAAGACGTAATTTCGGATAAGCCTTCATCTACTGAAGGTGCTGCCTTAGGAGCGCCTCCTGTTAATGCTCTTAATTCTGCTAGACCTGCATCCAGGCTTGCACCTGTAGACGCATGATCGTTTTCTATTATACGGTGGTCTTCGTATAAGTCATTTACCGACATGTCTTCTAAAGAATTACTCACGGTTTCTTACCTTCGTTTAGTCTTTTAATTGTAGCCTCCTTAAACCAAGCTATGTACCTGTTAAGTTTAGCTTCTTCTATAGCCAACTGACGAGGGTCATCTTTGAACGTAGTTCTAACTATCTCAAGGGCGTTAGTTATGCCTTCTATAGTTTCAGGCTTGTAGCTTATACCACGTATCTTAGGAAGTTTGTCAAAAGAAAACTTAATAACGTCGTACCTGGGCTGCATGTCTGCTAGCACCCTGTCTAGATCTTCGCCTTTACTTAGTCTGGCATGCAGTTCTCTTGACGCATCATTACGAGCAACGCCTTTAGTCTGGGCGTGTAGCCCAGTGTCCCAGAAAGGGTCAGTCATCCATGTGTCTATAGTTTCAGAGCCCCTTTTATATTTATTCATATATTCAGGGTTTTGTAGATCACGTTGTAACAAAGCAAGATACTGAACGTCTGTATTACTAAGCTCAGGGTCTTTGTAAAATTGGTATTTTAAGTCCATGTCACCTGACTTAAAGTCGCTCTCTGCAGTGCCTTTAAGAATTGACTCCCATTTAGTTATAGCCTCAGGCGTCGATCTGTTATCCACCTCTCCGTAGGTTCTACGTATGTAGGCCTCAGCGTCTGAAGCTTTAATGTTGTCTGACAGTACCATTACAGCAAGATCGGCTCTACTGATAGGCTCATTAGACACCTGGGCTACTACAAGAGTTTGTGCACCAGTTCTATGTCTTTCCTTACGAGCTCTATCTTCAAGCTTAATAGTTATGTCTCTACTAGAGTTCTCGGCTCTTACTGCTTCTCCAGACCATCTTTGTATATTAGACTGTAGTGCAGACTTATGAACAGGAGACGCAGCCAATTCGTGCATACCTATCTCATTATAGAACGCTGAAGCTTTCTTTACGGCCTTACTAATGTTACCTGTAGCTACAACTTCATTAAGGTACATTGTCTCACCAGTCTGCTGTATAAAGCTGTACCAAGCAGTGTCAGCTGTTTTAGAGTCATTAAACTGGCTATAAAATCTGTCCTTAGCTGTCATACCTGTTATAGCATCAGGAGTGTAAATAGACATAGGGTCGGCAGCTACTTCTAACATAGCTGACTTCTGGAGTTCATACTTTTGAGCCTCTATAGCGTCGTTCATAGCTCCAGCTTTATGATTAGCAGCCTTACCCATTATGGTGCTCTTGGCGCCATACATGGCTACCATAGCCTTCTGCTTTACTCTAGGCTCAAGGCCTTCTATAATATTGTCAAAAGCTTCATTAACCCTGGATTCGAACCCGGAGTAACCATCAATAGCAAGAGCCCCACTGCTTGAACTGTAGCCTTGTGAGAACGATCCATCGTCGTTTTCGGTGCCATTGTACAAGCTGTTAAGCTGGTCTGAAAACGCTAGTCTAGCCTCATTTGCTTTGTAAGTGCTCTCTCTGTCCTGATACCTAAAAGCAGCATCAGCAGTTACAGCCATAAAGCTTTGAAAGCTTTTAGAAGTTATGTCTTCATTTACAACAGGCACGTTAGTAGGCGTGTGACGTATAGCTGCTACGTTCGGGTTGACGCCTCCGCCAAGCCCCTGCATAACACTAACGCTGGAGCCTGCACCAAGTAGAGACGTATTTAAACTGCCGCCCCTAGAAGCGTTGCCTGTACTAAGTGGAGTACTTGATAGTTTATAGTTTGGCATATTATGGGCTAGTCAATAGTGAGGAGCCTGCGCCACGTCCTCTGACGATAGGTCCATTGTTTAGATTAGTGTAACCTCTAGGTACTGTAGTAGCCGAGCCAGGCACCTTGTTATTATAGTATGTTCCTGCAGCAGTGCTAGCTCCTTGGAACAACCCAGAAATCATGTTGTTGGTGTTTGTAGTTTCAAACTGTGATCTGTCAAGAGCTATGTTAGCCTCTCCTGACTCTAGAGCTCTAAAAGCTGATATGCCGCCTGCAACATTGCCTATGCCTGCTTGAGCTACTTCTACCGATGAACTTATAGCAGCATCAGAGAAACTTCTGAGAGCTCCCATCTTACCATTAAAGGCTGTTTGCTCTATAGCTCTTTGACCTTCCCAAGTGCTTTTGGCCATGGAGTTGAGTATGTCTGCTGTAGCTATGTCAGCGTTGTGCTGTATTATAGCAGCGTCCATAGCTCTTAAAGTTTTTTGGTCTATTATGACGTCAGCATTTGAGCCTTCACCCATTACTGTTCCAGACGCTGCTTGGTTAGCCTCTATACTGCCTCTTTCTCGGGCAGCATACATTTCCAGCTGCTCCAATTCAAGATCGCTTGCTTTCCATACTCGACGTAAGTCAGCAGCCAACAGTGAGTTGTTATAGTCTGTAGTGGTAGCTATAAGCGACATGTTGTATTCTGCTACAGCTATTTGGCTGTTAGCGTCCATACGAGCTGCAGCCATTCTAGCGTTAACGTTCATGTCTGTTATGGCCATGGACGCTTCCAGGTTTCTCATAGTAGTTCTATAAGACATCTGGTTATTATAAGCTGCCCATGCTTCTCTGTTTGCTTGCTCAGCGTCTTGTGCACTGCCTCCAACAAGGCCTAAAACGCCGCCTGCGACACCTCCTATAAGAGCTCCCCAAGGGCCACCTATGGAAGCGCCTGTAGCTGCGCCCTGGGCTGCTCCCGAAACGAAGCCTGAAGTAGCTGCACTCATTTGGTTATCTCCACTATGTCAGTTACAGACCTAACAGTTAGCGGTAACTGTGAAGTCTGTCGTATAAAGTATTTGTAATCTCTGTCAGCGCCTTCCAGAAAGTCTATGTTTTTAATACCTGTAAACAAAGGAGGCGACTGACCTGTCAAGTTAGCAGGTACCCTGAACGGAATTTCTTCCGTAACTTCATTACCTTCTTCGTCTACTCTACCTATTATACAGCCTAGACTTCTGTACAAACTTAAATACACTTTAACCAAGCGTTGCATTCTACCGAAGCCTGCGCCATCATCTTGCGGTACTTCAGCAAGATTAGGCCATACTTCTGAGGTAAAGCCTAACCCAATTGTAACGTCAGTATATTCAGCGTTTAGTTCTATTTCGCCTGAAGTAACTACTCGGTCAGGGTGTACTGCTCCACCTGCAGTTACTTTAACAGTCTTTGCTTCCAAGTGGTCTAGACCTGTTATAGTAGAAGTAGCTGTTCCACTATACTCTAAGTAACTATCAAAAAACTTATAGTCACTAGCTACTTCAGTATAAGCGTTAGGAGCCATTTTCTCCAAGTAGTATTTTTCTACACCATCTATTGTTCTATTTACTATTGTCCATAACTCGTCCTCTCTATCACCAGGAATTGTAGTTAGTTTTTTAAACTTACCATCAGTTACTAGCCTATGCCAAGCTACTACTTCATGTTGACGTTGATACGTTAAGCCTAATATAATGCCGTCTGATCTAGTAGCGTACACTGTTTTGTCTGGAGTATCTTTATAGGACCAGTCAGTTATGTTATAAAGTTCAGTTAAGTGAGGTGCCAGTATAGTTACATCAGACGTAGTAAAGCTGTCCTGGTTATAGTCGTATACAAACTCATACACTGTTCTGTTATGTCTGTCTATAAATATAGTAGCATTAGCTACAACTAAAGGCTTAAGAAATGCTCCACCTATCTTAGTCTGTGGCTGTGACCATATATTAGATGGAGTTAAGGCAGCTTGGTTGTTACCTGATACTGTCCACTCATTGCCTATAGTACCTACGTTAAGGGCTTTACGAGAAGCCATCCATGCTATTTTGTTCTGAGTTCCAGAGTCAAGTGTAAATGACACACTGTCTGCATCAACTAAAGGAGCACTTACACCGAAGTCTAGAAAGTCTCCGGCTTTAGACATCCACACTGTTTGTCTACTTACTGTGGACGCACCGTAAGCCAGCCTCTGCTGGTGAAAAGACAGCCTTTCAGGCCATCCATTATCTGAGGACCATACAGACGGAGCATCTGTGAAGCCTAATTCGTTAAGAGACCAGCAAGCATGACCGTATCTTTTAATAGCGTACGGTGTAAGGCCTGACTGAGCTATGTACATTTCATCAGCAGACTGAGCCCAATCGAATATATCTATGTCCCATGTAGCTGGCAGCACTAATGTAACTACGTCACCGGGAGACGCTTGGTTTACTAGATAGAAGTCTAAGGTGCCGTCTGATGAACTAGGGCCTGATGTAACTGTTATAACGTCAGCCGTAGGATCAGTGTTAATTACTACAGTGTAATGTGTAGTTAATGTTAAGTCTGTCTCAGTACCATCTGAAGCTGTATGCTTAACTACAACGTCGCCTGCTGCAGCTATATCAATAGGTATATTGTATGCAGCTAAGCCTGTGTAAGCTACAGTGTAAGGATCAGGTGGGCAGTAGGTATCTACAGGGTCTGGATGAACAACAAGACCTTCCTGAGTAGCTATAACCATACGTGTATCACCGTCCGTGTGCATAAAGAATATAAGAGTATACGCTTGTAACTCATTAAATACAAACGGTATAATTCGTACCCTAGGGTCTGCAATGTCAAGACCTAGGGATGTTAAGTCATATATAAACTTAAAGCCATTTCTACGTGTAACAGGGCCTTGTACAGTGCTCTGCATGTTAAGTAGTATTTTACAGCCGTTATTATATCGTGCAAAATCTACACGAGCGTCCATTAACGGGTGTAGCTCCCCGGCTGTAAACGAATGTTTAAGTCTATGTATAGCCATTACACTCTAACCACTGTGTCTACAAATCCTAGTATTTCATCTGGATTTACAAACGTGTCTTTGTTAGGATCGTCATTGTATGCCTTGTACACGTTACCCATGTTCATTTCAGACTCAAGCACGTTGTTCATCTCGAACGGTAGCTCTCTAGTTATGCCGGCTACTACCTGGGCGTCTGCTGTAAGAGGCATACCTATTTTGTTAGCCATTAACATGGCTAGTATATGAACAAACCCATGTGAAAACAATGCAGGATTTTGAATCTGTTTAGTGTAGTACAAGTAAACAGCGTCTAGCCTACAGTGTATTGTGTTACCTACAACTTCCCAGTCGTCTCTGCCGCCACGAGGCCATATGTCACGAGAGGCTGCACAGTCATTAGGCACTTGATACACTGACACATTATCAGGGTAGTTAAAGTCTTCAGCAAGTTGCTGAAGTCTTATGAAGCCACGTGCAAATGGCCAATCAAATCGTTGTAGAAGTAAGTCCCGTAGTGGATCAAAGAATACAGAGCATAGACGTGCTCGTTTATTGTCTTCATCCATGGCTCTTATACTATCAACACCGAAGTATGCTAGGGACATGTTACTAATACTAACTTTTGAATAAGCCATTTGCTATTACCTATTAAGAGGTAGGGATATGCGTGGAGTCTACATGTCTAAATCTAGCATCCAACAGAGCAGCAACTAGTTCTGACTTGGACGTCTTGTCATCATATTTTATGTCAATAGAATATGTTTCAGACGCAAACTTAACAAGGTCGCTAGCTCGCCACTTAGACGACATTAACTCTTCTTCTTTAGCTGCACCGAAGTTTACTTCTTCAGCGCCTATTAGTCTAAAGCAGCGTTCATTAGGGTTCTCCTCAGCTGTAACAACTTCATCAGCCAGGATATAACGTATGCTGGACTTGGCAGACAATCGAATCTGGCAGTCTCTAACACATGCATATTTATTCATCGTATTATTCCAAAGTAGTTGAGTGCCTCATTACAAGGCACTCAGTTTTTTACTTAGACGTTAGTCTGAACGTCTGATACAATACCAGCGGAGTAAACGCCAGCCGAAGTAGTACCTTCGAGGTCGATAACCACATACTGCTTACAAGAAGCAGGAAGGTAAAACTCATAAGTGCCAACAGCTGCGAAAATGGATTCGTCAAGAGTCATTAAAGGCTCATCGGCGTCACCATCGGCGTCATGCAAAAATATAGCACCAGTACAACCTGTCAGAGCTGCTTCAACACTAATGAAGCATTTGATCGGTTGTCCAGGTCCGGATTTAGCATTACCCAGGTTCAGGGTTGTTGGAGTTCCGTTATGGGCTAACGAATCAGCCCATAGAGTGTCTTTGTCTAACAACATTATATATCTCCGTTAGATTAAACGATTCGAGCTTCGGTTTCTAGGATACCATCACAAGAGCGTATAGGGCGTCCTCGGAAGGACATTATTTGTTGACCGAATACTTCAGTCATGCCAAGAGCGGCGTTTGTCTTCTCGACAGCAGCAAGATCCAGCATAGCCGCAACAGCAGCTCCGCAATAGAACACACCACGACCACGACCACCTGCAGGAACAGCGTGCATTGCTTTAATCATGCTAGCATACAGCTGTTTCTGGTGAGTAGCGTCATCAAGCTGAGCCAGGTCGATATTAGCTACACGAACAATGTAGCGCCAATCACGGATACACATGCCCATTTTCCATTGGTAATGGGATTGGAAACCACGGAAGCGGCCGCCATCGTTATCAGTAAGGGTTACTTCACCAAGATCGTTCATCTGTAAGCCAGCAGTAGAACCTTTAGGAAAGATTCCATGTACTGTGTCTTCGCCCCAAACAATGTACCATAAGCTTGTCATGTCGCCTGCAGAACCGCCAAAATCAATTACATTAGGTAAGTAAGTGGTGGACGGCTGTACTGCACTAGGCTTTGTAGCCAAGGCCAGGGTGTCATAGCGAGGAGCAAGACCTAAGAAACGCTCAGGGTTTGTATCAGTATCGCCATAGAACAGAGTAGACGCCATGGTGTTAGACATGCCTTCAATATGAGGCTTGTCTTCTGACATACGAAACTCAGCAGTGTTGCCATTCAACATTGCAAGGTCTTTATCAACCTCTGCAAAGTCTTCCAGCATACCGATGCTGTCGTCTACCTGAGAGGTAGTACTTTTCGTAGGACGTACACCATAGTTCAGCTTGCGCCAGGTAGGTGTAGGAGTATCCGATCGAATTGTAGTACGGTGACCAGTAGGCAAGTTACCTTCTACAAGAGGAATGTCCTCCATAATAGGGTTAGCCTGTGTCAACAGTTCTGCAATAGAAGCGATGGAACCATCTGGATCAAGTCGTTTAGTAACGTTGATCAGATTCGGCAGTTCCCCGCCGTTATATGGGGTATAAGCCATTTAAAATTACCTCAGTTAGATTTACTAGGATGTGAATTGCCAAACATTTTTTGAGCAGCGGTATGTTTAGCAGGATTGGTATAAGCCGATCCCTTTATAAAGCCGCCTTCCTTTAGGTCGTTACCTAAAGAAACAAAGAAGTCCAGCACAGCTGGGTGGCTTCCGTACTCAGTACTGTCAAGCAAAGCTTTTAGATTCCCGTCAGGGTCATTAAGAGCTAAAGCCTGTTTTGCTAATGCCATTTTGTAACCGCCTTCTTCGCCCCAAGATTTAACATGAGCCTCACCCTGCTGTCGTAGCATTACTTTCTCACTCTCCCCAGCCGCAGCAGTAATACCTGCAAACGTCTTAAGAGTGTTGTCAAGTTGAGCTTGAGTCATATCGTTCTTGTGTGCAAATTCGGCAATATGTTTAGGCATGCCTTCCGGTAGGGTATAGTCATCAACCGCAGGTACCACACGTTCATCCGGCTGTGGGGCCGAATCGTCTGTAGCCGCTGCGTCTTGATCGGCGGGGGCCTCCGAAGTATCTTTGTCAGTAGCCGCATCAGCGTCTGCTGTCTTAGAATCAGTGTCTGCTGCTGCTGCGTTTACATCTGTAGCAGCAGCGTCAGTAGCAGCAGCGTCAGTAGTAGCGTCAGTAGCAGGAGTGTCGTCAGTATTTTCTTGTATATCAGTCATCAGTGTTGTCCTTTATATGTTTTATTACCATTGTAGGATAAGCTGTAGGATCTACGTCCTCTAGCTTAGCCAGTATTTCTAAGCCGATTTCACGTCGACCTAGTTGCCTATTAAGTTGCGCGTTTTCGGTACCATACATTGTGTCGTAAATACCACACATGCTTAGGATGTCCCATAACACCGCAGAAGCAGAACCGCTCTTTAGGCAGTCCCTATAGTTTTCATGAAGAGCTAACTCTTCTCTTTCTTCAGGTGTCATATTGGTAACGTATTAGCTGTTGCAAACGTCTCTGCCAATATAGCACCAGACTCTGCATTTAATTTTTTAGTGTTAGCGTCCTGGTTGTTGATAACACCTCCACGTTCTAACGCTTGCATACCTTCTTCTTTACGAGCTTGTTCCTGTTGCATAGCAGCTCTGTTCTTTCGTATGGCATCGCGGTCGTCAGACTTACGTAACACCCCATAGTCCACCCCTTCTATACGGGCTCTTTCAGCTATAGACTCATCTATGTTTACATTGTCAATAGCCTCAGGATCAAACTGTGCCATAGCTCCAACGTAACTCATGAACTTGTCTGTATTCTGACCTTGCAACGTGAGTAAGGAAGTAGCCAGTGGGCTTACTAATGTTACACTGAAGTCTTCAGCCAGCTCAGCAAGAGCAGGATCTAATGGTGGAAACATGCCTTTACGAAGCATTATGTTAAAGCATCGTTTAAGCTGTGGAGTAAATTTTTCCATATAGAGCTTCTCAACTACAGGAGCTAGCCTATACATCTGCTCAGATTGAGTGTTGTGTACCTGGGCTGCCTTAAGAGGTGAAGCATTAGGGTCTCTAGAAGCAGTCAAGAACACTTCATTAAAGAAGTTTCGTTGAATACGTTCTTCTACCCTTTGAACTGCAGCACTTACACCTGAGAAGTCAAAATTAACATTGTACAAAGGTGTAACAACTTCCGCAGGATTAGCGTAATAGTTCTTAGCTCCAGGAAGTGAGTTAAGTTTGCCCTTCATTTTAGCAGGTGCATTCAAAGGTGGCTCAATAGACTTATGTGTAGCCATCAAGAAAGCCTTCTCCATTTCCTGTAATCGTCGTATGTCAGGTATAGACCTGGAACCAAGACCTACACCGTAGGTATCTTGTCCAATCTTTCCCCAAGTGGAAACAGTGTACGGACATTCGTAAAAACCGTCTGTACGTAAAGGCACAGAGTGTAGCCTAGGGGAACGATTAGCGCTATCAGCACCCGTGACTTCGTAAAATACTCTACCATAAGGTTTGTCTTTGTAAGTGTCTTTAACAGTTAACTCTATTACTGCTCTGTCTACCTTATGTATGCCTGCTATGTTTTCATTTACAGCCTTTTTAGTAGAATCGCTTACTTTATCAGCACCGAATTCGTCAACCAGCTGTTTCTGAGACATGAACAACGTACGAATGAATGAATCAGTAGCACCAGCCTTGGTCTTAGCGAAGCAATACTCACCTGCAGTTAGGAGCTCAAAGTTAAAAGGGATAAGAGGATCGTCTGAATCACTACCAGTGTAGTCAGAAGCTGTACCATATCCGCAAAATTCTGTGTAAAAGCCCTCAAGAACAGAGTAATAGCCGCTAGATAACATACCTGCATTAGTTAATTTTTGACTTTCTTGCAGCCATGCTACTAATGGTTCTATACCTTGCAAATGAGCAGGCCATGTGAACTTAAACCAAGGCATGCTAGGAGACGACATACGGCCATACAGCCCAGATACCAATACATTTAGAGCATCTTCCCCAGCTGGGTTAATAATGTTCTTATTAGTAAGCTTTCGTTTAGGAGGCTTAGTATAAGTTTGGTAAATACCGCGTCCTGGAAGCAACCAGTCACTGATCTTACGCCATTCGGCCTCCCATTCGGAGCGATCGTTGCGTAAGTCCTGATGTATCTGTAGGACTTTTTCTACGCTGTATTTATCTGCAAAATTAGTCATTATTCGCCTGTCAATAGAGAAGATGTAACTTCAGCAGACTCAAAGTCCAGTAGTGGGGAAGTCAAAACTGTGTCACTTCTGCCATGTTTCTGTCTTAAATCTTTCTGGTAATCTGCTGAAGCTTTATTACGTAGCTGATTGGCTCTATCAGTCCAGTCTATTTCCTGTTCCTCTATAATAGTAGGAAGAGGAGTGTTACTGGCCATAGTCTGCATCATACCTTGTTGAGCACTACTTATGGCAGTCAGAGACTGGCCCATCATTTGAGTCATAGCATTCATCATGTTTTGCATAGCCATGTCGTCTGCTGTAGTGTCTACAGGAGGCGGTGCTGGTGCGCTTGATCCTTTACCCATAATTACTGACCTAATAAAGAACTAGTTGCAAGAGTTTCCTCTTCATCGCCTACAATGGAGCCTGTTCGTTTTTTGGTTCCGGATGTAGACACCGTTTTATCAGCAGTTTTATTAGGCTTCCCATCAGCCGCAGAAGCATCTCCTGCCGTAATTGCGAAGCCATCGAAACCTTTTGGTTTTCCTGCTTTCTTAAATAAGCCTTCAAGTCTCTGTTGATCACCGTCGTTCCATATAGTTGCAAAATAGTTACTGATTCTAGTAGACTTACTAGCTTCATCAATCTTGTAGTCAATACCTAGTAAGTCTGCATTCGACTGTTCCTGAGATATTAAGCTGTTTATGTGGTCTGTAGCAGAACTTGCAGCATCCAAGTACCCACTGTACAAGTCATCACGCTCTCTTCGCTGTGCAGCCTTTTCAGCTTTAGCCGCAGCTTTATCTGCAGCAGCTTGAGATGCAGCCTGAGACGCAGCAAAGTCTGCAGAAAAGTCAGGCATGTCAAATTTAAAGTCAGGGACTATATAAGAAGGACCTATCGGCTGGTCTGGTAATACAGGAGCGGCCTGTTGTTTAGAACCTTTACCCATTTGAAGCTACCTTTGTAGTTACTAGTGAATCCACGATGCTGCCTTTATACGCAGCGCTGTTCGGTAATATACCTAATCTTTCAAAGCCTAGCTTACGTACGTATATGCATGAAGGCCTATTAGTTACAGGGCTTAACCCGTATAAAGTGTCAATATAGCTTTCAGGTAATCTGCTAACATCTTTCCAGTTAAGTAGTATTTGGTTAGTTACTTCAGTACCTATTTCTACTTTTTCAACAAAAGACAAGCCAGGCTGTAAGCTAAAGTGTATTTGAGCTGCCTTACCTACGAAGTTGCTTAGCATAAATTCAGCAACAATTTCTTTAGATACTATATCCACGACTGCAAAGTTAGTTGGACTGTCTACAAGTCCCAATGTGTCTTGAATAGTAGGACCGTCAGCCAACTCGCTGTCAGCAAATCTGTCATGTAACAGGTCTGCGTTATGCAAGTCAGTAAAATAGTCAAGTACTCTTTCTTGAGGTATAGCCTTCATAGGCATTATCAAGTAACAGTTACACAAGCCAGTAGAAATTAGCTTGTCTATTAACGCGTTGTAGTGTTTAGTTGAATCCATATCGTGACTCGAATGCACCATTGTTATCGTATGACTGACCAGACTCTAAGTCTTGCATGTATGTTAAAGGATTGTAGCTTTCAGCAGCCTTACTTGCTTGAGCTAGTTCCAGCATTTCTGCAGTAACACCTAAGTCTATCAACTCTTGTGAAAGAGCTCCATCAGTTTGAATGTTCTCGTCTTCTTCCGAGAATGTTAAGCCTAAAGCTTCAGCGAAATCTGGAGACCTATGGCCTCTATTCTTAAGTGAAGACTTAGGTTCCACTCTGACACGGTTCTTTTCGTCACGTATCATGTTAGGAGTAGTAAGTTCAGTAACTAGTTGTTCAACAACGTCAAGCTCGTTAGTCTCGGGATGCTCAGCTATACCTGACAAGTCAGGAATGTTGGTATCTTTAAACCATTCTAGCATCCTTATCCACATGAGAGCCTTCATGTCAGCTATACCTTCTTTGTATACCTTACCATTGAAGTGAACTCCCTCTACCAGATGGCTGTAACCTAGCTGATATAGTCTACTAATAACACCTTCACCTCGACCAGCATCAATACGTACTGCATGAGGTCTAACGACTTTAATATAACGCACAATTTCATCAGCAAAGGCCATATTATCCATTCCCTGATAACCTCTAAGCCAATGAACTTTTCTACCTTGTCTATAAGATATAACAGCTTTATCGCCTTTGACAGCGTATGCAACGTCACAACCTAGTATTCTAGGTGCATGCTCATAAGCTTTACGTGACAGGACAGCATCAGGCTTAGTAGTTGGTGCCACAATGTCAAGAGGTATGAAAGCTTCTTCTGTAGAAGCAGTCCAGGAACAATAGTACTCCTGCTCTATAAGAGACTCTCTCATGCCAGCCCTACGATCTTCTTCAATAGCCTCTAGAGTAGGATA